GAATACAGCATGGATACAGGTATAGGTCTTGTAAGGGTCTTTCTCCAACGATCTTCGGAAAGTCGTGGAGTAGGAAGCATCCGGCCAGAGGTCTAGGAGCTCGCGGCCCGTAATCTGGAACTTTCGATGCCAGAGGTCCGGGTCTCCCTCCGCATTGAGAGCGAAAAAAACCTCTCGCGGGTGACGAAGATAGTAAATAAGGCAATTTCGACGTGCCGACCATTCGGGACCGTATATAGTCGAATATCCATACGTGGCCCGGTCCCAGGTACCCTCGGATAGTTGTGAGTAGAAATTGCTATTATTGATTTCCGTGGTAATCGCATCCTTGACGTCATCGAGCCAGTCCCTTGCGTCCTTTTGCTTCATGAGGGCTTTCGACCTGAAGATCGGCGACCACCAATTGATAGTCGGGGCGGCGCTATTCCCCTGGTATCCATCTACGAAATCCTGCAATGCCATCGCAGCCGTCAGATCGAATATCCGTGATCCCTGTTTCCCGGTCGCGTCCCGCCCTTTCGTAGTCCCAAGATCATAGTCCGACCGTCTCCCTGTGACGAAATCGTCTATATCGTCATAGAGAAGATCAAAGTCTTTCCTGATCTTCTCCAAACGGTTTTGACGCTGGGAGATTTCTTCGCAGAGTTTTCGGTCCTGTTGTGCGAAAAGGGCGGTGTCGCTCAAGCCTTAACCTTCTTCGGCGTAGGCTTCGGCTTCCCTTTCTGAACCTCTTTCTTTGCCATTTCCGTACTCCTTCAACTGTGAAGATATCAACTCCTGGTATTCTATCCTAGAACCCAGTGAATTGCAAAATACAGGAGCAGAACACTTGTTCACCTTGTATCGACACGGCCCCATGGATTCCGCGGCGCCCAAAGAGGCTGAAGTCCTAGACGATGAACTGATGTAGAACTTACTCAAGACGTAGCCTCATTCACGAATCCCCCAACTCAAGCCGGACCGCTTATCTTTCTTGGAATAAATTTCATGGTAATAATCTTTTGAATAGAAACACTTGAATCCGTTGTTCTTGAAAAACACTTCCCCATGAATCCCTGAACCCGTATAGGCCTGGGAGCAGGTCTTGCAGACGGCCTGTTCGGGGATTTTCGCGAAGGTTTCCAACAATGGTTCCGTTCTCATGTCGGCGATGAAGGTATTCGAGCCCGGCATGTAGCGGTCGCAAAGCCGCATCATGCCGTTAGCATCAACGGAAACAATCTGAGTCCGATACCGGCACCCGCTTTTGTATGTCGCTTCCTTTTGGGGTGTCGCATCGAGTTTGGTCCTAATAAGGACCATGTCTGCGCCGGCCATGAGCCAATGGCGGATGAAATGCTCGATTTCCGCATAGTCTTGGTCTGACCGCATGAGGCTGACCGTCACGTCGAAATCATCGGGAAGCAGCCCACTATTCTTCATCCCGATAAGGCGATTGATGAAATCGATGGGATAATCGATCAATTTCCCCAGATGTCGTTTTGCTTCCCTCGTATCGGCGTAGAGTCCATCGAGACTCACGACGACTCGATGGAGCTCCCGCGGGTAATCCTGAAGCGCTTGGAAAAACTCGTCCTTGAAAATGGTCCCGTTGGTGGTGAAGTCGCACCGGATACCCTTCTCCCCGAGATATCGAAGTTTCTCGACGAAGGTGGGATCGAGCATGACTTCGCCATGGGAAGCGAGGCAAGCGGTCTGGTCGGTCATCTGATCGACGATTTTCTTGAAGAGGTCAAGGTCCATTACAGTGTTTGAGACTTCGCCCAAGTCACGGTAACAGCCCTCACATGAAAGATTGCAGCGGGAACAGGTTTCAATAATGACTTGTTTCGGGATCATTTCTTCTTCTTTTTTGCGTGTTCCGGGAGCTTCTTCCCCTTGGGCGTTTCCTTCTCGAATTTCTTTGCCAGTTTCGGGTCGGTCGCCCAGAGATACCGCCTCTGCGCTTTCGACTTCAGAGGCATACTAGGCCCCGGTAGCCGGAGCCGCGGGAGCGGCCGGAGCCGCGGCCGGAGCATTCGGATCGGTTGTCTGCAGGCAGGCCGCCGGGTACGTCTGTACGACCTGGAATCCGTTCGGATCGTGCGCGTAGACCTGGACGCTCGTGTCGGGATTGATCGCCTTCACGACGAGTTTCGCCGAGTCGTTCTTGAGAAATACCAGATCGCCTACGGTCATTGTGTCCCTCCTGGGGCGGTCGCCCCCTTCGTACCGATAACATGGTCCTTTTTCGGGAGCCATTGTTTCCTAAGTTCATCCCATTCGTAGGGAGTGCCCGTCGCCTTTTCCGACTGCTTGACCCAGTCCGGTTTCTCGGGGCCTTTCTCGTCCCCCGTACTTGTCGCACCGGGGGCTTTGGCCGAGGGCTGTGACTTGTTGAAGTCCATTTCATCGAGAGCCGAAGTCATGTCGGGGTTGCCCCCGGCCATGGTCGGGCCTGCATCGAGCCGGGCCGCTGCCTTGATCGCGTCTTCCATCGTATCGTACTCCTGATCGTCGCCGTCAACGACGAACTTTCCGCCCTTCTTCTTGACCTTGGGCATGTCATTGTCGGCGGCACCCAGGAGAGAACTGATGGAATCGCTCATGAAGCCTTCTTTTTTCGCCCCGGTTTCCCCGAATTCGGAGACCCGATGGCAACGATATCGAGGGCCTTCTGGATGGTCTTCTCGGTGTTTTTCACATCGAGGGCGGTCTCTAGGGCCTCGACCCGGCGAAGAATCTCTTCCAGGGCGCGGGCTGTCGAGGTATCGATGGGCTCCCACACATCCTCGATCCGCTGTTTCCCATCCTTGTCCTTCATGGGAATATTGCTCATGGGATTGGTCATCCCCCGAGTCTCGAAGGAAATCCGAGCGAGCTTGTTGATGCCGTACTCGATTTTCACGAAGCCACCCCCGGTTTCCCGACAGCAGGATCGACCCACAACTTGTCGAGCTCGCCCTGGAAAACGGTCTTCAGGGCGTTGAGGGGCGAAAGCGCCATGTCTTCGAGGCCGAGGTCGGCATCCTTCATTTCAGTCTCGAAGTGATTCAGGTCAAAAAGGACATCCTGAAGAATCTTGGTCTTGATCCCGACGACTTCCTTGTGGACTTCGGCGGGCAAATCCTTGATCTTCTCGGCGACTCGCTCTTCCTCGGTTTTCAGGTCTTTGAACATAGCGTCTCCTTGTATTCTGACATGGCTGCGTACCAAGCTACTCACCAACTGCCCCCGTATCTCTTCGGATCATACTCCTCTTCGTTGGATTCCGCAACCATTTCTCTAATCTTGTCCATGGTATAGAGATTCCGCATCGTCATTTCCTGTTCCTGACGTTTCGGAGTGGAAAAGAGCTTGGCACAAAGATACTGCAATGCGTCATGAACGTGGGAAAATTGGTTTTTTATGGGAGACTGAAGAAACTCATTCTGTGATCCTACCTTCTCAGGATACACGTAACCGCCAATAAATCCATTAATAAGGCGAGTACAGCGAGGATCAATGAGTATCCCATCAATTCTCGAAAGCATCTGATCCACCGAACTAATCCGGGCCTGAAGTCCTTGCTCGGATGGAACGACAACAATTCCAAACTCTTCGTACTGTAGTTGCGCATTGGACGTCATCCCCCCCGTTCCCTTGGAATAGCGGGCGCCTCCGGCAGGATCGCCGTAATGAGTGGCCTGGACAAACCCAGGGAACATTTCTTCGAGTTGAGACAACACGTTCCGGGTGAAATCGACGATCCCCTCCCGGTCGGCATAGAACTCGGCAATAATCTGAAGAGAAAGTGGGGATCGGAACTGTGCAACAATACACGCAGGGGAATTACCGGAGTTGTCCCACCCGAAATAAAACGGCGTCCCATTGGAATGAAGGAATGGATCACGCAAGGGTCCGCGGTACACATGGGCGGAGTCCTTGAAGTTCGCGTAAACGACTCGACCTAAGACTCTCACTCCTGGTTTCCCCTCGACGTACATTTTAAGCCATTCCGGGTTATTACCATAGTCCTCCATGAGAGCATCATAATACCCCGGCCTGAGATTAGCGTCGTTCTCATGGGGAGGCTGCCACCACCCTAAGTATTTCCCGGTTGGCTTTTTCTTAGGATTCGGATGGGGTCCCGGAACCGTGAACGGAGCGAACCGACCATACACATCCTTTTCCAGCAAATCGGGATTGGCTACGACCGGATACTGTCGTTCCGCTTCCTCCTTGGACACACCTTCCCGGACAAGATCATTAATCCGAGACGTGCGATAAATAGCCCATGACGGACCAGTAGGAACCCAATTGTGCTCCCAATAGATCGTGTGTTCCGCGTCGCAGGGATTCGTAGTTTCAATTCCAAAGCGAACTGAAGAACGCTGCGGATATCGGCCAATTCTTCCTCGAAGCATTCGCTTGATTTCTTCATGGACTTCAACCGACTCCTCTATCCAATAACCGGTAACTTCCAGCGACTTGAATTTCTCCATGTCCTCTGGACGGTTGCAGGATCGGAACACCAATTCGACCCGTAAGGGATAATTACAAGCAACCGAAGGGGGATAATTCAAGACCATGGTCATTTTCGCCGCATGCCATTCCCCGAACGGAAGCCAATCCTGGACCGAGGCGAACGTGGTATCCATGAGCTCACGATAGGTTTTCCTGACGATGACCCATCGGGTGTCAGTGATTCCATACGTTCTTGCTAAGTGTCTGGGGAGAAGAAGCCCCACTTCCATGATCGCCGCCGTGGTTTTACCCGATCCGACCGGACCAACAAGGCAGCGCATTTCCGCGTCCGACTTATGGAACCCGATCATCGTCGGAAGCGGGGTGTATGGTTTAAGGCTTACTCCGGGCAATTACCAACCCCTATTACACTGAGGATGCCACAGAAGCGGACCCGATCCCCGCTCGATCCGGGGAAACGGGCGAACTTCCCGTTGTAGTTCTTCGACCCTTTCCCTAACCGGCATTTCTCCGCCTTCGATGACATGACCGTGCAGCGTCCACCCGTTGCGGATGGCCCGGCAGACATCAGGAGGCCGGACCAAGTGTTTGTCGGTCGAGAGAGCGGCGGCCGCCTCGCCCGATGAGTTGTATTCCACGCCATCAACATAAATCTTCCGGTACGCTATCATTGCCCCCCCCAGGTCATTGATTCCCGCGTTGGCTTGTGTTTGTCCTCGGATACCTCCTCCAGGGCCTTCGTGAAATCAATCTTCTGCAACGTAGACTGTTCCTCTGCGTCGGGAACTTTCGGACCTATTATTTCAAAGTCCATCATTCCTCCACGGCGAATACATCGCCGAATCTCAAAGAGTTATCAAGAAGAAGCGGGACTTTCCGCTCCCCCTCCCCGATTGCCGTCAACTGATCCCCCGTCATCCTCCACTTGTTTGCGTAGTTCAACCAATGGACGGCTGCGTCGCGGCTTGCGTCGCTTATCAGAAGACTTTTCACCCCCAGAAGGTTTATCCCCTCCAATCCCTCCACTATCATCCTGCCCAGAAACAGGGCATTCAACTCCGTCTGGTCCAGTGGTATCCGGCAAACGAGCTTGATCCCCTTTGGATAGCTGTCCCTCGGCCTCCTCTCGTTCAGCATCGACTTGCTCCTTCCATGCGACCGCGGCCGGGACGTCCTGCGTGACCGTCCTTTCCAATTCCTGCGGTTGAATGATGACGAGCTCCGATCCATCCTCGGAATCGCCATATAATTCCGGGACGCGATGACTGGCCGCCCAGTGTACTTCGATAGACAACCGGTCAAACGCCCGAAGATATCGTTTCTCGATTTTCTCAGGAAGTGTTCGTCCATTGAGCTTCAAGCCCTCCATGAGTTTTTCCGCCCTGGGTACCAATTCCTCCGCGACGTTCAGAACGTACTGAGAATAGCAGTCATTCCACTGTTGGGAAAACTCGGGGAACTCGGAAAGCCAATGGCGGATTTTTGCCTGGGTATGCCCTGTCTCCTCGGAAATCATGCGCATCGACTTTCCCTCGCGCCGCATGATGGCAAGATCGGCTCCGATATTCGGGGTGTAACTGGGGTGAGCCTTGGCAGTCAAATGGTTTTGGGGAATGTGACTATTCCGAAGGGTGTTCCTGATTCGTTCCTGCTCTTCCCAATCAACGGTAGGCGGAAGGTCGTTTGGTTTCTCGTTATGCGAGAGTTTTTGCTTTTGGCCTTTCTTGGCTTGGATTTCCTGCTTGTAGCCCATCACGCACGTCCTAGCTGTTTGTTCCTTTGGCTATCGTTCTGATAGGCGACCGCATCACGCTTATTGTGGAGGGCCCATACCCCACCATCAGGATACTCGGTCCACTTCCACCCCATAGCGACAAGAATCCGTTCAGCGTCCCGTTGCCGCTTCTCGTCATTCCGCACCAACTGAACGTGGACTATCTGATCGTCTTCGTCGTTCACACCCTGACCCCCGGAAACTCTCTGTCCAGATCATCCCGGATTTTTCGGCTATCGGCAAGCTCTTCCTCTATCTGCTTCAGCGCGAGGGCAACGTAATCGATTTTCCGGCCCGATTGAAATACGGGAACGTCCGGTTCAGAAACTACCGGCCCAGGGGTCCCCTCCGACCTCCTATCGTACAACTCCGCGACTTCAGGTTTTCATCCATCAACCTCAATTTCTCTTCGGCTTCCTCTCGGGTCTCCGCATTGATATTCCGAACCTTCACTTGCCCACCGACAAGTTTCCCGTCCTCGACCGCCCCACCCTCGATCCTGCGGAACTGGAAAATCATTACTCCTCCTCCCCCCGAAGCCATTCCTTCCACGCCCGTACCTTCTCGTTCCGCTCGTCCTTGTCCATGTCCATGTCCGCCGTCAGTTGACTAACCCGCTGCCGGCTGATCCCCAGAGACCGGGCAATATCCGACTTCTTCTCCCCGGCAAAGTACCGCCGCCGCGTTTCTTCTCGGCTATTCATACCCACACCTTACTACACACCTAGTCAATAGTCAAGCGTATACATCGCCAATTCTACCCGGAAATACAGCAAAATGGGACCCTTGACAAAAGCTTGACAAATTGTATACATGGCAAAATAGGGCAGGGGTTGCGTCCACCATATATGCCTATTCTCCCCAACCCCCCTTCCCCCCTTCCCCCCTTCCCCCCAACCCCACCACCACCCCCCCGCCCCCCCGCCGGCGGGGCACCCGGCGGGGCCCGAGTGTACCCCTGTGCTGTAGGGTACTGTACTGCCTGCTGTAGACTACAGTGGTGTGCGCTGTAGCGCCAGCCGGCACGCATCGATGCGTAGCGCGTACTCCTCTAGTCGCTTAGCCTGCTCATGAATGGCTGCTTCCATGCGCAGCGCATCGGCTACAGCGCACTTGTACGCATCCTTAAGCTCATGGACCGCGCCGTACACCGGCCCAGGACCGATCCCATAGCTAGCCAGCACTGTATCAATATGACACAGAATCATCTCAGACTCCGTCATAGGTCCTCCAAACACAAAAACATGGGGTGCGCATAAATTGCGCATAATCGTAGCTCCTCTCTCATTTTACGCATACCCTGCAA